TATGTTTTGGACTATGGTGTTCCCTTGCAAAAAGGTACTACATCGGATAATCTATATTCAAATCCTGAATTTACAATATTGGATGAAGAAGGTATTTCAAGACAATCTTTCTTGGAAGAAGTTCCATCTTCGTTTACTGGTGTCGAATCAATTACAGTAACGAATCCAGGTATTAATTACATGACAACACCAACAGTTGAAATTATTGGTGATGGCCAAGGTGCTACTGCTATTGTGACCATAGTTAATTCCAAAATTTCAAAAGTTACAGTAACGAATCCTGGTGTTGGATACACTACAGCTACAGTAAGAATTACTGGAGGTGGTGGACAATTAGGCGCTGCATCGGCAGTACTAGAAGGTCGTTATGGTCAACTAAGAACTGTTTATTATAAACCGGATGAAGTAACAAATGAAAATACAAAAGTAATTTTAAACTATGGTGCTAATTTTGGTGTTATGGGTTCAATTGATTATTATACGGGAAAAATTTATATTAATAACTTTAATCCAACGGGTGTAGCAAATGATTTTGGAGAATTATCTGTCAATATTAGACCAGAAATTTCTGTTATCTCATCACAACGAAATAAAATGTTGGCCTTTGACAATGAAGATCCAACAAGTGTTGTTGTAGAAATGAATAGTTTATAATGTCCGAACTATTAGTTTCTTCGTTAGTTGAAAAACAACTACCAGAATTTGTAAGGGAAGACTACTCTAAATTTGTTACGTTCTTAGAAAAGTATTATGAATGGACAAAAACAAATAATCAAATTTTAAGTGCTGTCGAATCTTTTGCCGAATCTAAAGATTTGGATTTAGCAACAAACACTTACATAGAGTTAATTAAACAAGAACTTGCTCCGTATTTTCCTGAAGAAATTATTTCGGATAAATCAACTCTTTTAAAATTTATTAATCAATATTACCGAGCAAAAGGTACTCCTCAATCCGTCAAGTTTCTATTTCGAATTTTTTATAATGAAGATATTGAAATTTATTATCCTAAAGAAGAAATATTAATTGCTTCAGATGGTAAATGGGTTTTACCATTGTCTTTACGTGTTGATACTAACGATAATAATATTTTCAATTTGGTTGGTGTAAAAGTTACTGGAGATTTATCAAAGTCCACAGCAATTGTTGAAAGTGTCACAAGATCGGTTGATCGACAATTAGGTATTCAATATGTTGAAATGTTTGTTTCGAATGTTAAAAAATTATTTCAAACAGGCGAAACAATTTCAGCTACATATATTGCCAATGGAACACCAGTATCAGTAAGTGGCCGTTTGATTGGATCATTGTCTGAAATTAAAATTAATCCTGAATTTAGAGGTTTATTTTATAATGCATATGATCCAACAATAGGTTATGATGGTGATCCAGTTTCAATTGTTGGAGGACTAAATCCAACTCCACCAGTCAATCAAACACCTGTTGGTGCTATTGCTACTGTAGGATCAGTTACAAAAGGATCTATTATTCAAGTGGCTGTTAACGATGGTGGGTTTGGATTCCGATCACCAGACATTGTACATAGTTCATTAATTGATTTTGTTGGTGGTTTTAAAGATTCAGTTTTAGGTCAAGAATCTAAAGCAACTATTTCTCTTGTAGACACAGCTACACATAGATTGATTAACGTGAGTAATGTTGCAATTGAAACTATCTATAGTTTAACATTAGATGGTGCAGCTAATACTGCAAATATTGAGAATTGCCAAATTAGTTTTATTACCACAACCCAAACACTAAATGTATTTCCAATTTCTTATGTAACAACAGACGGATCTGGCGGTGGTTATAAATCTTTACCTGTAGCCAATTTCTACAGTTATTACTTAGAGGATGTAGTTGATTCATTGATTATTTCATCCACATCTCTGTTAAAAGGAACAAAAACCATATCTGATGGTTCGCAAAATTTAACCGTTTCTTTTGAAGCTGGTGATACAGTTCGTTTAAATTCTCCTAATAAATTTGAAGAAATTAGAAGTATACAATCAGTAACAACAAATACAATTACATTAGAAGGTGATAATTTTGAAAATGATGTTGGTGCTGTAGATGTATATAAATTGTTTAGAAGGCCAATTAATGAGGTTGGTTCTTTAGGTAGAATTCGAATCACTAATGGTGGGTCAAATTACAATGTTGGTGAATACTTGGTGTTCACAGGATCTTCTGGCTATGGTGCAAATGCCTCAATTACGGAACTTCATGCTGCAAATAATGGCATCAAAACAGTCACATTTAATGACAATGGATCACTAATCAAAGGCGGTGAAGGTTATACACAAACAAATTTACCAACAATTACTGTTAATACAGCAAGTGGTTCAAATGCAATTCTTTCTGTAACTGAAATTTTAGGTGAAGGTGTTGATGTTAGTTTATTTACAACAAAAATTGGATCTATTTCATCTCTCAGAATTTCTAGTTATGGTTATGACTACGTTAGTGCTCCAACAATATCTTTAAGAAATGCAGATTTGACTGTATCAAATGTTACTTCAGGACAATTATTTGTTTCCAATACTATAATTTATCAAGGCAATTCAAGTAGTAATGCCACATTTACAGCTTTTGTTGAGAAATTTACTCCCTCAAGTGGACTTTTACGTATCTTTAATTATAAAGGCACTCTCAATAATCAAATACAGATTTCATCATCCGATAATGCGGTAAAAGCAAATGTTGCTTCTGTATTATATTATGGAGATGGTAAAGCAAAAGCAACCGCCAAATTTGAAAATGGTCTGATTCGTTATCCTGGAATTTATTTAAATACGGATGGCCAACCTAGTTCCGACAAAAAAATACAAGATGGTACAAAATACCACAATTTCTCATATCAAATCCAAACGGAAAATGATTACAACAAATTTAAGAAATCATTAAATGAAATTGTACATCCATTAGGAACCAAAACATTTGTTAACCGAATAAATTCTCATACTGAAGATGTAGCAAATACATCACTAACCACAATCAACATTATTAAAACCGAACTTGCAAATACCTTTAACATTCGAAGTGGTTCCAATAATATGATTGCTACAGGAGCGTCACCAAATCTTGCAAATACTGTAAATGTTGGTGATATGGTTATTCTTACAACCTTATCCAAACGAGTTAATGGTACAGTAAATGTGGCGTCCACATCAAATGTGGTTACGGGTAATGCAACAACCTTCATCAATGATATACAAGATGGTGATACAATTTACATTTCAAGTGGAAATACTGAAACTGTAACCTATGTTACAAACACCACCAGTTTGATGACACAAAATACTATTAACGTTACTGCAAATAATCAAACAATCAATGTGGTATTTGACGACATAAGAACCGTTACATTCGTCAATGCCAATACCATTTTGGTTTCTGGATCATTTACAACTACCGCAAATTTAGTCACCACAATCCTTCAAAAAGTTGAATAAATAGAACTATGGCTTCCTTACTGACTTATCAATTTTCCACACTATTGGCACAAAGCATCTATGATCTATTAGATGTGAGTGCAAATTCGTACCTTCCAGCAAATAGAAAATCTTACATGTTTGTGTCTTTGGGAAAAGAAACTGTTTGGAATACCGGTACCGAAGTTGCTCCAACACCAGGTCAAGCAATTAGAGATTTGAATACCTATTATGATCGTGGAATGGTCGCAAAAAGAATATCACAAGAAAATGCATCGTTTGTTGTACCTAGGGTAAATTGGACAACAGGTACAATTTATAGATTTGCTGGTTGTACAGTATGTCCAGCTGGCACAGACTTCTATGTTTTAAACTCTAAAGATCAAGTTTTTAAATGTCTATGGAATAACAATGCAGTTGCATCGACTAGTGAACCGCAATTATCGTTATCTTCCACATCTTTAGAAGAGCCTTTCTTTTTAACTGCTGATGGTTATAAGTGGAAATACATGTACACTTTAACTGCTCAACAAAAACAAAAGTTTTTAACAAATGATTATTTACCTGTTCTATACAATCGATTTGTTAGAGCGGCAGCTGTAAATAGAAGTATAGATATAGTAAGGGTTACAAATACTGGTAACAATTATACCGATGGTTCATCACAAGATATAATTACAATTGCAGGTGATGGTACAGGAGCAATTCTAAAAGCCAATGTGGCCAATGGTAAAATTGCAGGTATTACAATTCAGAATAGAGGTTTGGATTATACCAAAGCAAATTTGACTTTCAGAGATGTTGCTGGTGGTATTGGAACCTCAGCTGCGGCTGAAGTTACTCTGTCACCACAAAACGGACATGGTTATGATCCAGTAGAAGAACTTTTTGCTAACACCATTATATTTAATGTTGACTTTGATGGTAGTGAATCTGGTGTTTTTCCTACAGAGAACGAATATCGTGAAGTTGTAATTTTAAAAAATCCATATGAATATGGAACAACAACTTTGGCATCAGATGAATTGTATACTTTATATACGAAAATTAAAACTTCAGCTGGTGTAGGTAATTACAATAACGATGAAATAATTTATCAAGGTGTTGATTATGCATCATCAACATTTAGTGCAGAAGTAATTTCATTTGATGAAACCAATAATTTACTTTATGTTAATAATGTAAATGGTACATTGGCCACAAATGAACCTATTAAAGGACAAACAAGTGGCTCTATCCGAGTAGCCATAAATAAAACTGATCCATCGCTGGAATTATATTCAGGTAAAGTTTTATATGTTTCAAATAAAACACCTATCACAAGAGATGCAGACCAAATAGATAGAATACGATTCATTTTAAGTTTCTAGAGGAATAAATGACTACTTTTTTTAATTACGATCCATACTATGATGATTTTGACGAAGATAAGAATTACATGCGAGTTCTTTTCAAGCCTGGCTATTCCGTTCAAGCTCGTGAATTAACTCAATT